TACAGCTCGCCCTTTGCGGAATCGTCAACAGCGCAAGCGAGTAGGGCGTTCTCTGATGCCGTCAATACGCCAAATTCGACACTTGGTCGGCATCCGCGCGACTTCACACTCTTGGAGCTCGGCACCTTTGATACAGAATCGGGAAGGGTCGAGGCGCATAATCAACCGATTCATGTCGCGCATGCCGTGCAGTTTCTCAATTTTACAGAGTCTCAGGGAAAGGGCATGGATCTGTTCGATCCTGAAACCGGCGAAATGCTGCCGCAGCAGCTCGTCGACGATAAGGAGGGCGCATAATGGCGTTACCGTCAACAACATCCGCAAAATTCTCGACCGTTCCCAGGGCAGAGATACCGCGTTCCAGCTTCGACCGTTCCCACGGCAATAAATCTACGTTCGATGCCGGGTACCTGGTTCCAATCTTCATTGATGAGATGGTCCCAGGAGATACCTTCAATTGCAGAATGACCGGCTTTGCCAGGCTTGCCACGCCGCTCTTCCCGTTCATGGATAATCTGTATATGGACACGTTTTTCTTTGCGGTGCCCTATCGGCTTTTGTGGACCAACTGGGAGCGCTTTAACGGCGCGCAGGACAACCCAGACGACTCGACCGACTATCTCCTGCCTACAATGACCTCTCCAGCGGTCACGGGCTATGACAATGGCTCCCTGCACGATTATTTCGCCATTCCGACTGAAGTTCCGGACCTCGAGCACGTCAGCCTGTGGCATCGTGCTTACAATCTGATTTATAACGAGTGGTTTCGGGATGAAAATCTTCAGGACTCCGTCGTCGTTGATCTCGACGATGGGCCCGATGATCCATCGGACTATGTGCTACTGCGCCGCGGGAAACGGCATGATTATTTCACGTCTGCCCTACCGTTCCCGCAAAAGGGGCCGGCGGTCGATCTTCCGATCGGCACTTCGGCGCCAGTGCTCGGCATCGCCACTTCTCCGTCACAGGTCTATGCGTCTACGCCATCGACCTTTTTTCAGTCTGACGGTACGAATCCGTCGACAGCGGACTGGGCGAGTCCAGGGACGCTTACAACGACTATCCAGGGCGATAATACAAGCAAGGTCCCGCAGATTATCGCGGACCTGTCTGCGGCGACGGCGGCAACGATCAATCAGCTGCGCGAAGCGTTTCAGGTGCAAAAACTCTACGAGCGCGACGCGCGAGGCGGCACTAGGTACACGGAAATCGTGCTCGCTCACTTTGGTGTCAGTTCACCGGACGCGCGTCTTCAGCGTCCGGAATATCTCGGCGGCGGGAGCTCGCCGATCAACATAAATCCGGTAGCTCAAACATCATCGACCGATGCGACAAGCCCTCAGGGCAATCTATCCGCGTTCGGGACGGCTACTCTTAACGGCCACGGGTTCACCTACTCAGCAACAGAGCATTGCGTCGTTATCGGTATGGTCTCAGCCCGTGCCGACCTCACCTATCAACAGGGCCTCCCAAGGATGTTCAGTCGCTCAACCCGGTTCGATATGTATCTACCGGCACTCGCCCATCTGGGCGAACAAGAGGTGCTGCAGAAGGAAATCTTCGCCCAGGGCACCGAGGATGACGATATCGTCTTCGGCTACCAGCAGCGCTGGGCAGAGATGCGCTACAAGCCATCGACAATCACGGGGCAGTTCCGTTCGAATTATTCGAGTTCTCTCGACGTCTGGCATCTCGCCCAGGACTTCGCATCTGCCCCGACCCTGAATAACGACTTTATCGTCGAGAATCCCCCGATCGATCGCGTGATCGCGGTGGAAGATGCTCCGCACTTCCTTTGGGATTCGTATTTCAGGCTCACTTGCGCCCGGCCTATGCCGGTCGATTCCGTACCCGGTCTAATCGACCACTTCTAAACGGCGTCAAAAAATGGGGTGGAGGGGGAACCCCTCCGAATGCCCGGGGGCGAAAGCCCCCGCCCTGCCGAGCAAAGGACAGCTAATCATGGGCTTTTTCTCTAATATCTTAAAATCCCCCGTTGTAGGGGGTCTCGCATCAGGCGCGCTAAGCCTGATCGGGGGGGAGCGCGCTAACAGCGCAACAGCCGCTTCCACGCAAGCGCAAATGGACTTTCAGGAAAGAATGTCCAGTACCGAATATCAACGAACAATGGCAGACATGAAAGCTGCTGGTCTCAATCCGATTTTATCGGCCAAGCTTGGCGGTGCTGGGTCACCGGCCGGCGCGTCTACAACGTTTCAGAATGTTGGTGCAACGGCAGCGGATGGGTTCTCGAAAGGTATGGCATCCGCGAAAGAGGCCTCTATGTTGGCCTCTCAAATTAAAAATCTCGACCAGGACACCGAACTCAAGCAGGAAAAAAAATGGGAGTCTGCGGAATCGCAGCGCGTCCTTGCGCAAGAAGCAAAGCGCAAATTGATCGAGACGACCAACCTGATCAAAATGGGCAAGATCCTTGATGAGGATCTAACGAGCGCAAAGCGCAACGCCACGCAATCCCGGCAGGACATGGAAGTCCTGAACAATAATGACTGGCTCCGCAAAATGGGAACCTTCCTGCGAGAGCTCGGTGTCTCGGGCAATTCTGCCCTATCAACAATGAGGAAATAGGATGTTTAAAAAACCCTATGAGCCTAGGGAACGGCTCCAGGTGAAGTTCCCGAATCCTTCCAGGACAAAACAAGCCTTCAAACAGGAGGCAAATATTAACACCATCCTCGATAAGTATCATCGGACCGGCCTCATGCCGACCTACGATCAACCACAACAATATGGCGATTATAGCGGTGTAATGGACTACCATACCGCGATGACAAAAATCGCAGAGGGAAAGTCGGCGTTTGCCGATCTCCCTTCAAAAATTCGTAAACGCTTCGACAACAATGTCGGTGCATTCCTCGATTTCATCCACGATGAATCGAACCTCGACGAAATGGTCGAGCTCGGCTTGGCTCGTGCCAGGCCGAAACCGGAGCCGGAAGCACCGGTCTCCGAACCGGAGCCAGCCTCAGCTGGCGACTAGCACAGTTAATCTACTTGATCTTAACTGTGCTAACTGACACCAAAACACATGCATGAAGGGGACCGAAAATGCGAAAAGGGAAAAAGATACCGTACAAGAAGTCGAAGAAATCCTTCACGAAGACGGCTTCGCGAACCCATCCGAAAAACAAGCGGACAGCCCCGATGAGGGGCGGAATCCGGCTATAGCATGTTACACGCCGCTTTCAGCCTATAGAGCGACAGCGGGAGGAATCACGTTCAATCGTTCGGATGGATACGTGGATCTCCCGCTGAAGCTGCCATGCGGCCAGTGCATCGGATGCCGGTTGGAACATTCTCGACAGTGGGCAATCCGATGTGTCCATGAGGCGCAAATGCATCAGGACAACTGTTTTATAACGCTCACATACAACGATCATCATCTGCCGGAAGGGGGAACGCTGGTTAAACGCGACTTCCAGCTTTTCATGAAGCGTCTGCGAAAGCGATATTCGCACCCTATCCGGTATTATCAATGCGGTGAATATGGGGAAACTACTCAGAGGCCGCATTATCACGCGTGCCTGTTCGGGCATGATTTCAAGGATAAGGTGCTGTGGAAGAAACAAAACGGCGTACCGTTATACGTATCAGCGGAGCTGGTGGAGCTCTGGTCATTGGATGGTCGATCTATTGGTTTTTCGACGATTGGATCCGTGACCTTCCAGAGCGCCGCATATGTTGCGCGGTATATCATGAAAAAAATCACTGGGAACTCGGCTGCGGACCATTATCAGGGCCGGCAGCCGGAGTATACGACGATGTCTCGTCGTCCAGGCATAGCGAAACAGTGGTTCGATAAATATTTCGAAACCGATGTTCGGCATCAGGATGAAATAATCCTTAATGGCAAGCGGCTGAAGCCGCCACGCTACTACGACAAACAATTCGAGATAGTCGATCCTAATGCAGCTGTGCTGCAAAAATACGCGCGGATCCGGCAAGCCAACAAGAATCCGGAAGAACAATCTCCGTTGCGTCTGAAAACGAAACGACGTATTAAGGAAAAACAACTAAAGCGACTAAAGAGGGAACTGGAATAATGATTAAAAGACTATTTGCCGTCTTCGATAACAAGGCGGTTTTC